CATGTTCCACCGGGTCATAACCAAGACAATCGCTCCGCCTGGTTGTAAACGCTGACGAGGACCAGAGGTATACCATTCATAAGCTCGTTCCATAGCTTGCATGTTCAACGCATCTTGCTCCGAGTGTGGGTCATCAATAATCAATAAATCCGCTCCACGGCCCGTGATCGCCGATCCTACACCGGCTGCATAATATTCACCGCCTTGTTCTGTTTCCCATTTGCCCGCGGCTTGACTATCTTCTCGTAATCTTGTTTCAAACACTTGCTTATATTCTGGAGAGTCCATTAAGTTTTTTGCTTTTCTACCAAACCTAACTGCAAGTTCGGTCGTGTGGGTCGATTGAATAATTTTTAATTTAGGACGTCTGCCAATCATCCAGGCAGGAAGTAAGAAGGAACTAAATTCACTCTTCGTGTGCCGCGGCGGCATGTTAATAATTAGTCGTTTAATTTCTCCCGTAGCAATCTTATTAAATTTATCCGCAATAATTTTATGATGTTTACCTTCAATAAATTCAGGCCAAACATGTTTGACAAAACCCATAAAGTCATCGTGGACTTTTGATTTAATTTTTTTTTCGGAAAGTTTTAATGCGTATTTAATAAATTCTTTTTTCGCATCGGGTGGTAACTTATTAATTAGTTCTTCATCCATAAAATTTTTTGCAGAATTTTTTTGGCATTCTGTTTTGCAGAGTTTTTATTTTTTTAGGGGTACCCCCTATAAAATTTTTCTGATTTTATAATTGTAATGCCATTTAGTTTTTTTAGCAAGTATATGTCTAAAACCTAGATATAAGGGTAAGTCTATTGTCTGCGGGCCCGAAAAAGGGGGTGGGGGTGTTTCGATTTTCTAGATTGACCTTTGGTTAAGGTACCCTACGTTGTTTGTTTACGGGTGGGTGGGCCCATAGTTCACGAGCTCATACTGTTGTAAATTTACAACACTGTTGCCACAGTGCAACGACCTGGGTGGGTGGGCACCGCGGTCACCGAGCCGTGGATTGTGGATAACTTTAATCTAATGTATTCAACTACTTATGGGATTTTCTAATAATAATGCTTGATGCTAATAGGGACAATGATACTGTAAGCTTAAACAAAAGAAAGAAAAATGAAAACAAAAATGCAAACAAAAGAAATAAAAAACTTTAAAATGAATGATGAAGTTTATTCATTAAGAAGAAAAGTAATCAATATGATCTATGAAGTTAAAGATCATATTAAAACTTTGCCAAGAGTAGAAGTAAGGATTGGCGAAGCGCGATGCGAGGACAACTTGTTGGGACTTGCATCCAGGGGAAAGTGTCAATTGTGGATTACAAAAAAAGCAATTGATATGAATGAAGATGCGTTAAGAAATATTGTTTATCATGAATTGGTTCATGCGGTGTTTGGATTTAAACACGATGATAAATGTCCGTTGATGCAACCAACTTTAAAAACAATATTAAAAAAAGAAGATTGTTTGAAACATCTTCTTAAATATAAAAACTACAAAGGAGAATAAAAAATGAAACATACTGATAAGTTAAAATCTATTTATAAAAAATGGATTAATACAAATAAAATTGAGATTGTATCAAAGTCTTTTTATGAGCCAATCCATTTAATTTTTAATAATCCAAACCTGTCTTTAAAACAGCAAGATTGGTTAAAAAAATTTGTTAGAGTTTTTTCTTTAGCAATTTTAAAAGATTTAAAAAACTAAAAACAAAAAGGAGAAAGTAAAATGACTAATGACCAACAAAGAATGGAAGCATACCGAGGAGCATTAATTGAAGCAATCGTAACGATTGACCGAAAGACCTACGGAAAGTGGAACGAGGATTGGGCAAGGTTAAGAAGAATTGTCGACATGGTTTTGAATTTTGACAGACCAATTGACAGAGCAATTGCCTACGCTGAAGAAGAAGTAAAAATACAAAAATCATATTACGAAAAAAGGAGGAAAGAAAAATAATGGAACTGATCGTAGAAAAGAAAAGCGTTTACGGGAACCAATTAATTTATCCCGTATGCGATAAAGCAAAACTATTCGCTAACATCTCGGGCAACAAAACTTTGTTGCCTGGGGTTATTGAATGCATAAAAAAACTTGGATACAATTTAACAACGAAAGGACAAAAGCTATGAGAGCATACCAGGGGTGGGAAATTGAAAGCCCACAAAGCAACGCGGGCCGTTGGTCGGTGATCTTAAATCACAAACACAGTCACCGAACGCATTTTATAAATTTAGAAAGTTCAATGACTTTGAGGAGCGTTGAGGATTTGATTTATAATACAATTGATAAATTAATTGAGGAGGAAAAAAAGCGATGAGGAAATACGAATTTAAAGTACCTTGTTATTATTATTATGAAATATTTGCGAACAATGAGGATGAAGCAAAAAAAATACTTTTGGACAATGGGGGCATGGATATTCAAGGCGAACTTTGTTTTGATGATAATGCTTACAAAGAGGCAGAGTTAATTAACTAGATCGAAACGCCCCAGGCGGGGCGTCCTGCGGTTAGGCCGTAGCTGATGAGATCAGAAACAAAAAGAGGAGAGGAAACAATGCTAGTTGATACGATAAGTGAATACCAATTTATTGGTATAATGACACAAGATCAAAACGGCTTTAGCTATGAGGGCTCAAAAGCTTTGTTTGAATACTACGAGGACTTTGAGGAGGACATTCCCTTTGATCCCGTCGCGATCCGTTGCGATTTTACCGAGTACGAAAATTTCGAAGCGGTGCAAAAGGATTATAAGGATATAAGAGATATCGACCATTTGCAGGAATATACGACCGTCATTCCCGTAAGAAGTATTGACGGGAAAACATACACCGAACGCCTACTTGTTAGCGCGTTTTAAATACGCAAATACCCCGCTTCGCAAATCGCGGAGCGGGGTTTATTATTTTTAAAAATTTCAAAAAATCGAGGCAGGGGGAGGGGTGGGAGCCCAGAGGGCACGAGCTCGCGAGCAAGCTTTATTTTTTTTTTAGCCGGGTGGGTGGGCCCGAGGGCCACGAGCCGATGACCTGCGACAAATTGTCGCGCGTCATTTTGGACAGTTGACAGCCCGCGAACCGGGGCGCGCGGTTCGGGGTTATTGTTGATTGATTAATATTTTTTCTATTTTTGTAAAATCATTTTCGGCCAGGGGGGACGCGGTGCGCGGGTCGTTGATAAGCTTTTCAATATCCGCGGAGCGGTAAAGTTTAACAGAGGAACGGGGGCCGGGGTTTTTATGGTTAACCAAGATAAAATTACGCTCTTTTCTGGTGGTGTGAAATAGTATCTGGTGGGGTGAAAATTTAATTTTATTGCCGGTCTGTATTTTTAACTCGACCATGAAAAAACCGCATAAATCATGGTAACCTAATAAATCTGGAACGCCGAACGAGGCCCAGGACTCCAACCTAGTCCACTTAATTAAAGGGGTATTTTTTTTGATTTGTTGATAAAATTTTGACTCGGGTTTCACCGTACAATTAATATACGGTGATACCCTATTTTGTCAATTTTTAAGAGGCTAATTTATCTAAAACTAGTACTTCTTCATTAAATGGAACGATATAAAAGCTATCGTTCTCATCCTTTTTTAATACATTATGAGCCGATAATTTTCTATTGGCCTCCTCTATAGAGTCTGTAACTTCCTCCAGGTAATAGGAGGCTTTGGCACCTCTCATTTTCCATTTTTTAATTATTATATATTTCATATTTTCACCTTTTGTTAATTTCAATCTTTATAAATTATTAGAAATTAATGTCAATAGGATATTATAAGAATTTATAATAATAAGTATTGACATATGAATTATATAGGAATATATAGGAATAATGTTAAAAAAATTAAATAAAAAAGAAATACTACAAATTATAAAGGATGAGTTTAACTCGGAGTTTGTAGAAAAATTTAAAAAGCATAAATTAAATGACCTGCGCCAGGAGTTTAAAATTACTCATGTCGATATTAACACGGGTAAAATATTTTATGCACAACCTGGGGTTTATTGTTTAAGTTGCGCTTGTTTATTAAAAGCCGACTACGTCAACCCCTTTAATAATAACTATTGCGGGGACTGTTAACCATGAAATTAAAAACTATATTTGAAATACAATCTATACTTGATAACCGGGCGGTGCCTTGTGACATGTCGGAATTTTTAGAAGTTGAGTATTATTCTAGTAGTAAAGAAAAATTTTTAAAATACGGTGATATGCATATTACCCACTTTATAAGAGCATTGCAAAAAAAGTTGATAGATCAGGAGGAAACAATCACCAAGTTAAGCAATAAAAATTCTAATTTAAAACAAAAAATAATCAATACAATCATGAAAGGGGTAGAGGATGTTAATAGAATTTAATAAATCAAAAAAGTTATTGAACGTTGATAATAACGCCAAAACAATCAAAGGCCAAAAATTAAAAGTAATGACGGCTATTTTATATTTGGCCCCTGCCGAGTCTAGCGGTTTTAATACATGTCCCCAGGCGTCCGCAGGGTGCCGGGCTAGTTGTTTATTTACAGCGGGGCGGGGTGTTATGCGTCCGGTAAGGCAAGGCCGAGTTAATAAGACAAGGTGGTATTTTTTAGAGCGTGAAAGTTTTTTACAACAATTAGAAAAAGAAATAAAATTGCACGTGGGCCGATGTAAAAAAAAAGGCTTTCAGCCTGCTGTAAGATTAAACGGAACGTCGGATATATCCTGGGAGCGTCACGGTATTTTTGAAAAGTTTCCAGAAGTACAATTTTATGATTATACCAAAATTTATAAACGCGCTCTGAAGTGGGCTAATGGTGAATACCCTAGTAATTATCATTTAACATATTCATTAAACGAGGACAACAAAACCCAGGCTTTTGATATTTTAAAAAGAGGGGGCAATATTTCAGCTGTATTTAGAACTGAAAAACTTCCTAAAAAATTTAATGGCTATAAAGTTATTAATGCTGATGAGTCTGATGTTAGATTTAAAGACCCTAAAAATATTATTGCCGGTCTATATGCTAAAGGTAAAGCAAGGCACGATAAAACGGGGTTTGTTTTAGATGTTTAAAAGTTTTTTGATCGCGTGGGTATTCGCTCTATTGTTGAGATACACACCCGCAACATTAAAAAAAGGTGATACAGAAAACCTGTATTGTAATTAAATTTGAGTAACATTGTATAATCAAGTGAAGTTTTTAATTACAAGCTAAAATACTGGAACCGGGGTAATATTTAATTTTTAAATGTTACCCCACTAAACGGAAAGGAAAAAATGAAAGAAACAATAGTATATAATAACAAAAAAATAAAACTTCCGTGTGATGTTTTATATAATGATTGTGAAATAGTTGAAGAAATGAACCCGTATAGCGGTGAAGTGTGCAAGCTACCGAGGTTTGCCAGGGGTGTATACGTTAAAATAAAAAATGCAGAAATAAATGGTGATTATAAAACTATGCAAAAATGCATAACCTGGTTTCAAAAACATTTCACTCAAGAATATTATACTTTATTAGATTAATAAACAGAAAGGAAACAATGAAAAAAGCGCATAGTTTGAGGATGCATTTAGACAGTAATTTTTACCCACCATTGCCGGGTGAATTTAAAAATAAATTTGTATCTATTTTTGAAAAATATTGGAGCGCCGGGGACATTGACTGGCTCCAGTCCGCATTAAATAAAATAGGATACAAAGGAAGTTTAGATCAATACGGCTTTGATATGTATGTTAATGAGGAGGATTTTAATTGTTATGATTAATTCAGTGGAGGAACTTCGGGCCCTATTATTGGGCCTGGGGGCTAAAGAGGAAAAATTAGACGGTTTTACTTTTTTAGAATTAGAGTGCGGTGAAAAAAAATCAAATCAACATAGGGCACAAGCTGACGAGCAAAAAGAAAAGGCACAAGCATGCAAGTAAAAGAACTAATGACCATGTTAAAAAAATGTAAAAAAAATGACGAAGTTGTATTTTATCATTTACATAATCATGAACTTATAAATTGTGAACTTGAAAGCGTTCTAAATTTAGAGGAACGGGCAGAAATAACTATAACTGAAATGGAGGAGTGACAAGCATAATGAATAGAAGTACAGAAGAATTATTAAATGAAATTATAGAAGTGTGTGTAACAAATTCTGAAATAGATTGGTCTGACAAAAACCCAGGGGCTGAATTTGTTTACATTATGGATTTAATAGAAGTTTTTAAAAATAGATATAAGTCTTAATTTTTACGAGGGGTTCAGTTTCCGTACTACTTAACAAGGTTATACTTCGTAAGCCAACCCCTCATAATGAAACACTACAAATAGTAGTTGAACTATACGCCAATGTACGATAAAAGTCAAATTATTATGGGAGTACCCGCAAAACTTACAGAAAAACAAATCAAATTCGCAGAGTTGTTAGTTTACAACGAGGGCAGAATGTCGCCTGCGGAATGCGCATTTGAAGCAGGATATAAGACAAGACCAAGACAGGCTGCGAGCGAGCTCCGTAGTCCTAAATACTCACCATTAGTTGTAAGATATATAAATGAGTTACGAGCAGAGGTTCAAGAAAAATACGGAATTACTTTTCAAAAACATTTAGGTGAACTAGCGAAGTTAAGAGATGAGGCGCAGAAAAAAGGGGCCTGGAGTGCTGCGATTAATGCAGAGATAGCAAGGGGAAAGGCCGGAGGATTATATGTTGATCAAAAATTAGTAATGACAGGTAATTTAGATCAATTAAGTGAAGAAGAATTACAATCTAAAATGAAACAAATTTTAGAAGATCACAAAAATATAATTAATATTACTGCTGAAGAAGAACCTATCTATACAGAAGAATCAACAACAGAATCACAATTACAAATAAAGAAAGACCTTGAGTCTGATTAAATGGATTATTTATTTTAGTCCATAAAAAGTGAACGTTGCTTTTAATTTTTCCTAAAAACTTTATCATTTAGTTTCCTTTTTCTTTAGAGATAAAATAGTTTTAAATCTCTTTGGTTGCAGACCTTGTGAGTCTGGGCCTTTGGTAGGTGGTAACTGATTCCATTTTACGTTAGGCATATTTTTCGTTAACGTAGTATTTTTCATATATTTATTTTTTCTAACTTAATAACACATCCAGTTGGATATACATTCCTATCACTAAATGCTTCTTCCTTACTATCATAACTTGCAAAACTTCTAATACAAGTTTTATCTTTGCTAAAGATATAACCATAACTAACCATGACTGCAGGATTCAATTTCATAAACTCTTCAGAGTTTGCATGTCCAGAATCACCAACAATATCAAGCCAAGTTATTTTATAGAAGTAATATCTTTTCTTGCTTATCAATAAAGATTGATATTTAGATTTTTTATTTTTGCCAGGCATTTCAGTTTCTAACACATAAGGAGGATTTTGACCCCTATAAAGTTTTTTAAAAAACAAAAAAGGTCGCGCGCGCAGAGTACGGAGAAATGGCTATTTGATTGACTTTTTTAACATATTGATTTCTTGCCAACACGAAAAATCAAAAAAGCTAATAATACCAACAGATTTGCCAGACCTTGCCACTGCAAAATGACTGCTCTGGCAAGCTTTTTTTGTTTAATACCAACACTTATAATCGATTTTTAAGACATTTGCCACTCTGCCAGCCTAAAAAAAATTTTTTTTAAAAAAAAAACATGACCCCTAACTTCCACTTATACCTGGCAACGATAGTAAACAAATGTTTACTATAATAAATAAAAGATAATGAAATCAACGCTCCGCGCTCCCCGCTCCATTTTCAGCATAACATTTTACTTGTCACCCGACCGCGGAACGCGTATCGTTTGACCCCTCAACAACAACATAGGAGCACTATAATGCCAAGAAAAAAGGAAGAAACGATCGAGGATATCCTAGATAGAATCGAACAAGACATCGAAACAATCAGAGATAAAGCTTGTGAGGAGCAAGAAGATTGGGACGATGAGGTAGAAGACGAAGACGACGAGTAATTCATCAAAAATTAAGGGGTCTTTACCTCAATAAAGACCCCTTTAATCCCTACTTCCTACCGTTAAACGTGTGTGACTTCCACCTTTTTAAATTTTCAGATTTTAATACAACCCTAGCAGGCTCCGGACTACCTATAATTTGATTTTGTTGTAGTTCTATTTTTCTCACCTCTTCCAGATGACCGTCTAATGTTTCAATATAAATAGGACAATCCGATATAATCGTTCCTTTTTCATTATCGGTAAACTTTCCCAAAACGGACTGTAAATCTCTTAATCGCATGACTTTTCCTTTTCTTTTATAATTTCATTGGCAATGATTGTAACTTTTTCATACCATTTTTTCTCCCACATTTGTTTGATCTCCTCGTTTTCAGCATTAGTAAATGCTTTATATAAGTTACTCAACTCGTGCATTAGTTGTTTCATGTTTTGCTCCTTTCTTTAAGTTATCTATAGCCCACAATGGTTGTAGATTAGTGTAATGAAAACATATGGCTTGTTGTTTTGGGTCCGTTAAATCAAAACTAGCACATGGTCTAATATGATCAATATGAATTAAATGACGTTTTTTCCAACTCATACCTGGTAAAAATTTACTTTCAATATATTTAACTAATCCTTCTACTGAAATACCTATTAATTTTTTTGTTTTATTAGATTTTTTAACCGTTCCTTTTAAAGCATGATTTATTCTTGTTCTAACATTTACCAAAAGTCTCCAAGCCATATCCTTTTTTCTTCTATTTCTGTAATATTTATTCATTGTAATTTTAATTTTTTCTTTATTTTTTAATCTATATAACTTAACTCTTTTATTTTCTTTTTCTTTATTTTTTAAATAATATTTTTTACAATAAATACGTGATTTTTCTAACCATAATTGGTAATTTTCTTTTTTTCTTTTTAAATAATTTTTTCTTACATTTTCTTTTTGTTTAATAGAGTTTTTATACGGCATTATTGTCAAGAGCCCCTTCATCTTGCATTTTATAATATTGAGCTACCTTTCGTAAAAATTCATGTTTATATTTTTGTAACTCGGCTCCCTCTATCACAAACTCTTGATAATAATTATCTTTACTACACATCATAATCACACCTTTGGTGATAGAAGTTTTATAAATAAAATTATGCGCCATGGCATACCCTGCTAATTGCAAACAATAATCTTCAATCCATTCTCTCTTTTTTGGTTTATTGGTTTGTTTAAAATCAATAATAGCGTCCTGTCCTTTATGCACTCCCACCATATCGGTAGCACCTGCGTATAGTCCTGGATAATATAACGTTGCTTCGAGGCCATAATACTCGGTGACATTGGACAATCCATTTTGAATTACTTGAATAGCCATGTTGTGTGCATTCAGTCCGGTCGGAGTTAAATCCAAATAACCTTGGCCCTGAATATATTCTTCCAGAATTTTATGCATCGCTGTCCCCCTGGTCGCAGCATCATCCACGATCCGCGTTGCTTGATCCTCTCCTACTCTGGCACGCCACGCTGCTAATGAAGCTTGCTTCGCTTCAGATTGCGTTGCAGATAGTATCGTAGTAACCGACGGTAATTTTTGTGCTTTAATATCATAGTGTCGCTTTCCATTGATAATTTCTCGTTGTGATTTAGGGTAGATAAATTTTTTATTCCATTTCATAGTTTAACTTCGCTCCTTTTTTTATATTCTCTATGGGATAGAGGGGTTGTAAATTAGTGTAATGAAAACATTTTTTTTGTTCCGATAATTTAGTTAGATCAAAACTGGCGCAAGGTATGATGTGATCAATATGAAACGAATCCCTTTGTTCCCAACTCATTCCTGGTTTAAATTGTTTTTCTATATGTTGTTTTAATTGTTCAACGGTGCAACCTACTAATTTCATAGTTCTTTTTGTTTTTTTTCCATTATCTTTTTTTAATGCAGTTTTAATTCTTTTACGCATATTATCTTTTATTTTAAAATGTAAAGTGTTTCTTCTTATTCGTTCATAAATTCTTTGTCTTGCTCTAACTTTTTCTTTATTTTTATAATACCATTCTTTACCTCCTTGATTAATTTTTTCTTTATTTTTTTTTCTATATTTTGCGTGATATGCAAGTATTTTTTTTCTGTTTTTTATTGCATATTTTCTATTACTTTCTCTTATTTTTTCTTTATTTTTAGGATCTGCACGATATCTTTTGCCTCGTTCTCTGTTTTTTATTTTTAATCGTTCTTTATTCTTTTCCCAGTATCGTTTGTTGTATTCTTTTTTTTTCAATGAGTTCATTATAGTTTTCGTAAATCTTCTACAGAAGTAATTTTATGTAATTTATTATTTTCTATTTCATACAACGGGGCCATAGTAGTAAAGCTAGTGCCGTCCGATCTAGTTCGTACACTACCTTTATCAAAAAAATTTGCTTGTTGTAAAAAAGTTTCTTTAGGTAACCACCCACAAATCTGTGCTACTTTTGTTTTTTTATTAATACTAATAAAAAGTAAAATATCATTCTTACTATCTTTTTGATAACCAACAAAATTGTGAACATAAAAATCTTTCATATCTACATTTCTTGCCATGGTTTTAATATCTATGGTTTTATCATTAACAACTATATCCGCGATCACCGATCCGCTATCATAGGTCGGTAAACGATTATAAATAACCTGGTACAAAATACATTCACCCAGAATGCCGGTGTATTGTTTTTCTTTACTACCATTGAACCCACTACGACGGTTACCAAAATTTTTAATAGATACTTGTTTCCAGGCGTAATCTCTTAACTCATCACTAATAGGAATATTAATCATGTTGATAGATTGTCCTTTGCATATGTTTCACCTGTTGTACTTCTTTCTCCATTCGTTTTAATTGTTTTTTATATCTTTTATCTTCAATGCGCTTCGCCTTATTAAATTTATTTAAGTGCTTTGCGACTGGATTGGTAGTCACGATACAATTTTCTCCAACTTACATTTGATAAGTAACAACCTAGGTTACTAATTTGATTCCAAAACCATGTTCGTATTACCGTCTTCATCTTGGTAAATAACATAATGTTCCTTTCCGTCCCAATAATAACCTACGATATGTTTCATATTTTTTCCTCTTCGTTTGTTTTTAATTCACCCTGGTTATCGCAATGCTTACAATCAATTGCCCACCTATCTTTTTTAGGCTCCGGTGCAGTTACCCACACAAAACCATTACCTTTACATTCCGGACAAATAATATTTTGACTCATAATTTGCCATTACCATTTTTGTAACCTAATTTTTTTGCCGCTCTTGAAGCAAGTGCTTCGATTGTTTTACTAATCGTAAGCTGTGCATCTAAAAACTTTCCATCCGCTAAAAAGTTAAGCTTCTTATAGGTTTCTATAGGTACGGATACTGATTTGAATTTATTTGGATCTGCCATTTGTTTCTCACTTTCTGTTTTGTTGTTTGTTTTATATGGGAAGTTATAACACAAAAACAAGTCCTTGCAACTAATTAATTTTTAAGGTATAAAGAAATTCTCTTCTCACACCTTTTGTTTGCTCGTCCTGATTTCTTCAGGGCGGGCAGCAATTATTAACCTGGGTGACCTTGGCCGCGTTCTGATCTTTTGGGCCCCTTGTGTTTTTTTGAATGCCTACCAGGCCTTTTGATATTTTTTCTTTGTAAAAAAACTGCGTCTTTACTTTTTTTCGCCATGTAATTTTAGATCTCCTATTTTTATATTTAAAGGTAAATATTTAATAGAACCATTTATATATTGTTCTGTATCCTCTCCGCAAGTTCCACAACGATAATAATTTTTAACAATAGATATTAAAACAGTATTTTCTTTACAGTAAGGACAAACACCTTTAGCAACATCTACTTCAAATCCAAAAATATTTTCTTCTTCTTTTATTTTAGTTTTCTTTTTACGTTTCATTAATATCATAGAACATAACATCACTATCCTCTGTTATCCAACCTTTGTTTTCTACGTTCCAGACTGTAGTTTGGACTTTATAATCTGGAATGGTACTAGAAGTAGTATAATGAGGAATGTTCCACAAAATACGATTGTTAGGCATAGCTGCATAATTACCGTTATAAAGAGCCAAAACATGTGCACACTTGTGCTCTTGAGGTACTTCGCTATGATCTGTATCCAAGATATTACTTTCAGGCGATGCCCAATCAACAGTAAAGCAATATTCAGCTTCAAGAAACTTTTTACTTTTGTCCAAGAATTTTCCACGTTGTCCCCCTAAAAAATCAAAAGTAGTAATAGCAGGATAATAACTAAAACAATTCCACAATTGTAACGAGTCAATTGACATATCGGGCACTTCGGATCTAGAAAAACGTTTTTGGAAAAACGCGCTGATAGGCAATCGATAGTAGACCGCACCGTTCGGGAGTAGGATGTGAAATAATAAGGCACGCCCTGTAATGCTTGCCAAACCAAAAATAACACACTCTTCACTTTCACCATGATGTTGTTTAAAGTCATAAAGATATTCCTTCCTTACATTGCAGTAGATAGGTGGGATATTTGCATTGAGATAAGACATTATTTAATGTCTCCCCAATTATCTCCTTTTTCATAATCTACTTTATTGGGTACTTTTAAAGTCACAGCAGATTCCATAATTTCTATAATCTGTTCTGACTGTTTATCAGATGATACAGAAATGTCCACCTCATCGTGTATTTGAATATGAGGAATAATTCCATTTTCATATAAAGCTACCATAGATTTTTTAGTCATGTCGGCAGCAGATCCTTGGATTAATTTGTTTAAAGCTTTGTAAGTAAAGGCCCTTTTTAAAGGCTCATCATATTCTTTTCTTGCTTGCTCTAATGGTAAAGGTTTAAACACACCAAATTGAGTAGGTTGCCATAAATCAAAATGACAGGCTCTTCCGCCTAACGTTCTAATCTTACCGTAGTTCTCTGCTTTCCTGGTTACATTATCCATAAGCTTTTTAACAAAAGGTGCTTTCATATGATATTGTTTAATTAATTTTTCTGCAGATTCTTTCATCAATCCTAATTCAGACATTAATTTATTTTTACCCATTCCATACATTAGACCTAAATTAATTGTTTTAGCTTGTTTACGTTCAATACCTGCCATATCAGCAACTACCTGGTGAAAGTCTGCGTCCCCTGAATTATATGCATCTACAATTTCATCCACTCCCTCTAAATTTTGTAACTTGGCATAGTGTACTAAAATTCTTGGTTCTTGTTGTGAGTAGTCAAAGGAACCCCATTTACATTTTTCCTCTGGAATAAATATAGATCGTATCATTGGACCCAATTCTGGATGCCTTGCAGGAATTTGTTGTAGGTTTGGATTACTCATAGAAAATCTACCTGTAACAGTTCCTCCTTGATCAGATCTAATTTGATTTATGTCTGCATGTATTCTTCCATTGACTGCATGTTTGGTAATAGAATCTATAAAAGTTGTATGCGCTTTATTAATCTCTCTGGCATCTGCAATTAATTTTGGTAATTCATGTGGATGATTTTGTAAAAAGTTTTTTGTAAAACTTGGTTCACTTGTTTTTTCTGTTCTGTCGTATGGTAATTGTAATTTATCAAATGCTTTTGCAATAGATCTTGCCGCATGTATTTCTACTTCAATACCAGTTAACTCTTTGATTTTATTGACTATTTTAGCTTCACGTTGCATTAAATTATTTTTAATATTTTCAGCTTTTTCTAAATCAACTCTTACACCTTTGAATCTCATGTCTACTAAACATGGAAATAATTTTGTTTCTAAATTAAATATATCCATTAATTCTTGGTTGTGAAGTTCTGTATCTAATCGTTGCCAAAGTTTTAACGTAGCTTCCGCATCACGTTCCGCGTACTGTCCAACAAAAAGAGCAGGCAATCTCCACATATCTTTTTTTGCGTCCAGGCCATAATCTTTTGCTGCTTCTTGTAATATTTTTTCATCCTTACCTAAACCAACATAAAATTTTGCTAATGTATCTAAACGATAAGACATTCTATTTTCATCAATCAAAGATGCTGCAATCATGGTATCTACAATTTTACCTTTGATTGTTAGGCCCATAGACCGTAGCCAACACACATCATACATTGCATTATGAAAAATAAAGGTAGTATCTTCTTGATTAAACATATCTTGGAGCCATGATAAAACTAATTTCTTATCTAAATTTCCTCCAAGTTCATGTTGAATAGGATAGTAACCAGACCAACCTTCTACAGCAATAGCGATACCTGCAACATGACCACGTCCAACCACGTTCCCCGATCCGAGAGTTATTAACTCCGGGTCATTGGTTTCTAAATCAATTGCTATTTCTTTATGACCGCGCAAATCGCGTAGTTCATCAGGCATTACCCATTCCGTATCCGGACTGAATAAGGGTATTTGGGTACTTCTCATTTCTCTTCCTTTTTCATTTCTTCAATTTCTAATTCACAGTAATGAATAATTTTTTTCAAATCTTCAATACCGTTTTTATCTTTATAACGAACCACATACTTAATAACATTGCCTTGAAAAAAAGACAAGTTATTGCTTCTTGTAAATGCATAGGGTTGAATACTATATTTATTATAATGAGTTCCTCCCTCTTGACGTTCAGATGCATTTATTATTTTATCAAACATTGATTTATTGGTCATATTAAATAAGCACGGTCAAAGTTTTTTGGGTCCACAATATGTAATTCACGCTTCGCTCTTGTTGCACCCGTATAAAACAAACGATGTAATTCGTCTGGATCGTGTGCAAATGTTTCAAGTGCTGCGTTAGTTAAATCTTGTAACAATAAAACTTTATCCGCTTCTCCTCCTTTAGCTCCATGTATAGTTGACATTATGATACGAGGATTTTTATTTATCATCTCTCCATTCGCCCTCATATTACGAATGTAGTTTTCTGTGAGAGTATCTAAACCCTCAAATGATTCATACCAAACCTTATCTGTTAACAAACCATACTGCTCTATACATTCTTTTAATGTATATTTAGTTTCAGCATGTAATGTTTTTCCTTTTCTAAAACCTTCTAATACGTTTGCACCCAGGTATTCATAGATATTTTTTATTTCTAAATTGTTTAAATAACAACCTTTTCTCCATGCTTCCCAATTATTTAATGCTAATAATAATTTTAAACTAATAGAGTTTTGTCCTTTGTATTGATAATACCAACCTCTTAACTCACATAATTCTTTTACATCATCTAAAAAATAATTTGCTGAAGATAATACTAACCAATTTCCCTGACTCATATCTACTTGAGTAATATCAGAATATCTTTTTAAAATTCCTACTTCATGTCTCGGCTTATATTGTTTATCAAATCTATTTTGTACTTTGCTTATTATTTTTTGTGATAGTTCATGAATAGGTCCGCCTGGAATACGATAAGATTGTTCTAATGTTTTAATATCATCCACCTCTTCTTTTAATGCAATGAAGTGATCTACATCTGCACCGGCCCATTTAAAAATAGCCTGGTCATCATCCCCTGCGATATAAGTTTTTTTAGAATTACTCCAAAGGGATCTAACCATTTCCCATTGTATTAAAGATAGATCTTGTGCTTCATCAATAAACAATACTTCAAAGCTTGGACTAATTTCTTTTGCAATAAAATCTTCCAATAAGTCATTGAAATCTTTAAGTTCTTTTTCTTTTTTAAATCTCTTGAGTTCCTCTGAAAGTAAGAATAAAGTATTCCGCTCTATATCTAATAAGTTTTTTCTAGAATCATAATAATCTAATAGATCCATTCTCTTAACAGCCGCTGTATTGATAATAGTAAGATATTCATTATCTGAATTAAAGGTTCCGTCCTCTCCTGAAAAGTTTGCAGTCTTAATAGGTATGCCACATTTTTGACCAAACTCTTTATAATCTTCTGTCTTCATCATTTTTTCTCTACTCATACCCAACATTCTAAATGCATATGAATGCAATGTTCTAAAGTTAGCTAAATCTGTTTCTACATCTAATCCAAATTTTTCAGACGCACGATTAGCTGCTTCTCTTGCAGCCTTCTTCGTAAAAGAAAAATAACCTATTTGTTTAGGCCTAATTCCTTGTTGAATAAATTCGTCCACTAAATTTAATAGTGTCGTTGTTTTTCCCGTTCCCGGTGGTCCTAGTATTATTGTTTTCATTTCTATATTTTCTTAATTTATTTTCTAAAAATTTATTTCTTGCACTTAATTTATCTACTTGTTTAGACAAGCAATCAATTTTTTTAGTTAATTTTAAACGCCAATTAATTCCTATACTAGAAGTCATCTTGCTGATATTTTATTTTAGAAACAGAAGCATCTATCTTCTTCATTGTTTTAATTTTAATAACTCTTGGTTGTTGATTTTTTATGTTAGGTCTAAACTCTTCCACAAAACAATCTAATTGAGTAAGATAATTTCCTGTTTTAATTTTATCATGTTCCCAATTATTCTTTTTACAAAAACTATAAAAGTCTTCTCTTCTGAAATAAGTAAATTCTCTATTCTCATCTGTGTAGGGAAGTTTATTTAAAATATCATCCATAGTTCTTGCTGATTGTCTATTCGTAGTCCAATCTTGTAATAAAGAAGTTATCTCATTAATTGGATCTAAAGATTCTAATGGTTCAATCTCTTGTAAATTATTCATCATTGGTTTTAAAAAATGTTGTTTCCAATCTTTTGGTTTAGGAATAGGAATAACTAAATTAGCCTGGTCTAAACATGCTAGTGCAAATAATCCTGGCATATATAATTGCTCTGTCTTTAATTCAATTCTATTTTCCCCTACATCTAAAAACCATTGTGGTGGTTTAGATGCATACTTTGTTAGGTTACCTAGTATTGGCATTTCTTCTTCCCCAAAACCAACTCCATATTTTTTTAATCTACATAGACTTGATTGACATACTGAATTAATAGGAGCATCTTTACATCTATATTTATCATAACCTTTTCTATTAACTGATTTAATCAATTGTTGAACTTCATTATTACTTAATGAAGGAGTCATATATTCTATGTTTGCTTTTACAATTTCATCTTCCCAGGTATCTGGATTAGATTGCTTAAAATAAACTGCAATATTAAATAATGCATTATTTCTAGATCCTTCTCCAAACCCTGTGGAAGCTAATTTATTTAAGCAAGGAGGTCCATCTTTGAACGCTTCTTCGATTTTCTTTTCTTCAATTTTAATTTCTTTGAGGTCTTCTGTTTCGCAAGCATAAACATCATAGAGCTTATAAAATTCCTCAAGTGTACAACCGGTACCATTATCGTTGATAGCATATCGTAACCCTTTCATTTCATTGTGGTAAGGTAAGTTTAAGAAATTACCAGTGTCACCACGTTCCACTAATATTTCTGTTTGTTTAGGAAAGATTTCACATCCTTCATATCCTAATATCTTTGCCATTTTCTTTAATGTTCCTTGCATTAAAGAAGCAGGTATAAATTTTTTAGTAAATAAAAATACATGTGCTCCCCCAGATTTAGAGCGACACACAATTAAAGGAAGTTTTAATTCACGTATGTTAGATATAAGTAAAGCATGATTAAAATTATATTCGTCAATATCAATACAACCCCACTTACAAGTATTATTTTCGGTAATCGGTATAATACCAAGAGCAGGTCCTTTACCTTTGAGATGATTTTCCCAAAGATCATCTGTAACATTACCTCTAACAATAAATGCCTTACCACCTTGTTTACCATTTTCACCACGCTCACCTTTTTGATATTGACCATAAGCTATTTTTAACCCCTCAAATATTTCTTTAAACTTATCTTTCATTAAAACTTCTTTCTATTTTTGTTGTGGGGCCTATTGCTAGGCCCCTTATACTAAACACAATACTTAAAAAGGAGCATTGTCTTTAGCGATCTCTTCCACATCTGCTTTTGTTTGCACGTTACCCTTGGAAACATTACCGTTAAAATCTTTACACATTAAGTATAAAGACTTATCGTCTGCTCCCATGATTCTATCCATGTTTACAACCCAACCATACCAAGAACCTTTGTCGTTCTTTTGTAATGTTGATGCTAGATTATAAACTACCCCATGCATTGGTGGTATTGCAAAACCACCCTTACCGTCAGGAATTTGTATGGTCTTCATCATTGAATTCCATTTCTTACTAACGTTAAGTTGTGTTGATTTCATTGTAATCAACGCAGGTGTAAATCCACCTGTTTTTGTTTCAGCCATAACATAGTAAGAAGCTGTTTCTTCTAAATAGTTACCGTTAGGTAATCTAATTTTAGATCCATCTCTCTTACCTGTTTGGATTACCGGACTGTTAGGTAGGTGAATAGCAACTGGTGCTCCAGGCCCATCCCCTCTATCTGACCATTCAGGAAAATCCTTTTTATAGTAACAAGGAATTATCTTGATACCTTTTTTACCATCAAATAATTCGCTGGTAACAGTATTGTAAATCATGCCAGGCTTCGCATTATTTACATACTTTGAATCACCTT